AATTCCTCTGCTTCAGCTTCAGCCTGCGTGATGTCAGTCTTCAAGAATGTAGAATAAGCAGACCCTTGGGGTTTGGCTGTCCATTGGTATACATCACCTGATTTGATAGCATACCGCTTGGTGGTGTTATCAAAATCAGAGAAAGCTGCCAATGAATGTAGCCGCCCATTGGAAGAAACCCGCAACCAACCTTGGGTGGTGTCGGCTGGAGAGATGACATAGAGTCTAAATCCTGCGGAGACAATGCGAAATCCTTGGTTAACCTGGATGAAACTGTCGTCCACAGTTGCCTGCCAAGCGCCGTCGACTGTTACGACTTCACTCACGATCGTGGTAGCCTTCCTGAATACTGCCTGAGCGAGTGTGCCGACTTGAAACGCCGCGCATCCATTCGCATCTGTGGATATAGTAGTAGTATAGCGACCAACAGTAGTATTAGTGTAAGACGAATTAGAGTCAAACTGCTTTCTTCCTGCCGCGTGAGGACTGAAAGCATTGATCTGACCTTCGAGCAGCTTTCGGGCGGATTCGACAGACCTCTTAGTCTTCTCATTCTTTCTTGTTTTGTTAGTTCGTCGAGTCATGTTAAGACAAATTAATTTGGTTATTATTATTTGGAAAATTGGAAAATCTATTTTGTTAATGTTAATTGCAAAATATGAGTTTAGTAAAACGCTTTTAATGTAGTGGATATATGTGATAAACTCATCACTAGTGACGCGGGAGAATTGATACGACAGTACGACTCTTGAATACAGTCTTCTATAGCCATCTGATCGTCGGGCGATAGTCGATATGCTCTTTGAAATGAGAGTCTCGTGGCCATGGAGGGTGGTTTAATTTTAGGTGACATACCCTTTGATAGGAATGCCATCCCGGTATTGTAAACTCTACCAGGGTCATCACCATATATCATGGAAGAGTAAAACCTCCAAAATATAGGCATATCCCCTGCCAAGGATAGTCCGCACCATCCTATCGAGTTAGACAACTCCCGTAGTGAATCAGTGTCTGTAAGGCCCCGTAAGCTCAGGGAATCTTTCCCAAGACATATATAGGGATTCCTGACAAAAACATATTGTTCACCATTGAAAACCGGTTGAGCCTGACAAAACTCAACCTCCTCAATAACGTTAGCTATACCTTCCAGTTTCATAGAAAACCCAAAATCAAGGAAATACCATTGAAAGTTATCTAGGACTAACTGGCGGTTCTGCTCCTCAACTATCAGAACACCATCGTCGCCGTCATTCATATATTCGAATTTAATACCGAGGTATCTCATGAAAGTCCATGTCATAGCACACATGGTCATACAGTTACCAAGGGCAGTGTCCATGTCACCGGACATACGCCCACCCTTGACTGAATACTTAAACCCGCCGCCACTCACCCGGGCAAAACAAGTATTCACCGCACGCATGCGATTTAGTCGGCGAAGCTCTTCAACGTCAGTTGTCACTGACTCGAACACTCGCCTCTCTGCAGCTATGATGTCCGCATTACAGTGTTGGTCAAATCTAGTGGCATCCAACAGGATTCCAACAGGCTTTTCAAACCTGGCCCACTTCTCCTCCAGTATCCGACCACGCTGTGATGCGTTTAGTCCCTTCATGACTACGTCACTGCCAAATATCCTAGCCATCGCATGGAATATTGGCTTCTCCATGGGTTTCAAAATCTTCCCAATGCACAAATTAAATCGTTTGGAACGCGGTTGAATGATCCTAGGACAAGGATCGCTCTTCCGACTGAGATTCGTCTTCTCATCCTTGATAAAGGCTGCAATAAATGCATCCTTACGCTCCAAGGGGCGGACTTCCAAATCATCCGCTGTGCGTTGGTACGCCTTACGTTTCACACCAGTGTATGTGTCGACGAATTGCTCCGTGGTCATTACGCCAATGCGACCCGTTTGGTGTACCAACTGCCTATAGAACGGCCCGAGGCGTTTCCAAACGATTCCCTGCAAGGGTTGGGGAGGTATCACCTGCTCACCCCCCACCTTTACAGTGAAGACGCGCTCTACTATAGCGCGCTCCAAATTTGCCAATGAGTTGTTGTGTACCCCCCAGGCCTCTACCCCACCCATCGGGTTTAAGTTTACTAACTTGCGAGGTCTGGGTTTCTGGTTTCCAAAGTCCTTCAAGGCCTCCCAAGACCGTACCCCCTTCAGCTGTAGGTGATTAATGTCACGCAACCGCGTTCTGGGCATAGAGTCGTAACCTTGAACGTACTCTGGAAACCATCAGGCACGTTTCGTGGGCGATAGTAGATCCAAATATCCCCCTGACGACAAGGACATGTCTGACGCGGCTGTGTTCAACCACGCTTCAACAAGCATCTCGTCTTCAGATGGAATCATTAGATCCCTTATCACCCACGGCAAATCACGAATGATATGCCTTGGTCTGTGCCCGTGCTCCTTCATCAGTCGGGCGGCTAGGACCTTAGCCGCAGTTATCTGCGACCTTGACTGAGGTCGACCCCCTAGCCTACAGAGGACATCAGCAGCGACTATCTTAACAAACTTGCCCCTCCCTTTGGGTTTGGTTTGTTGAGTAGCAACTGGTGGTGTGGTGCCTTTAGGAACAGACACGACCACCAAATCTGTGACGGGTTCATCCTCCGCATCGAGATTGTTGACCTCTTCCTCCCTCTCCTTTAGGTAGTCAACATTATTGCTCACAAATCTCATGAGCTTAGCCAGAATTTTCAACTTGAACCAAAGCTGAAAGACCTGGCGAGCGCCAATTGCGAT